AACGGGTTGTCGATCACTGTTGACGGGACGAACGCGACGATCAGGTGCTTGTCGGGATCGTGGTCTATTTCGATCTTTTCCAGCTCTTCCAAGTCGTCGGGTAGCGGCACGACCCGCACAATGTCTGGGTTCTCAAACCCTTCACTCACGTCGTAAACGATGGCATTTTTGCCATAGTGGGTCGGGGTGACCAGCATCTGGTACAGGAATTGGTGGCCTTTGTCGCCTGGGTTAGTGGCAAACATGACGTGGGTGCGCACGCCCGCTGCGGCCATTTTGCGGCTGGTACGGAGACGGCCTGAGATCATCAGCATTTGGTACGGCGAGAACTGGGTGGCCTCGTCGAAGGCTACGAAGTCGTATTCGGCTGACATGAACTGGCTGACATCTTCGTCGCGGGAGCAGTAGCCGTATTCGATAATTGACCCGTTTTCGTACCACCAGGCTTTCATGTTGTCGATGGAACGCAGTTGGGCTTTGACTTTCAGCTGGGCGTAGCGCACCTGGGTGCGGATAATCAGTGATCGACGCAGCTCGGGGAGGCTGGTTCGGATCAGCAGGCTGCGATGCCCTGGGTACCGCATTGAGAGTTGGTGGGCGTGGTAGGTGATGAGTTCAGATTTCCCACCACCTGCCGCGCCCCCGTAGAGCAACCAGTCCACCTTTTGGAGGAGGATGTTTGCTCTGCTCTGGCGGTCGTTCCCAACAAGCGACCACGCAGAAAGGTCTTCTTCTAGTAATTGTAGATATTCGTCTTGTTCGGCCGCTGTGAGGGAGGCAAATTCCTCGTCGGTGAGCAGCAGGGCCTTATCGACCGTGATGCTCATCCGGCGTCGCCAGCAATGGCGCGAAGACCGCCCTCCACGCGGCGCTTCGCCTCAAGCTTCAACTCCTCAAAGCGGTTTTTCCGCTGGTCAGGGCTTTCCGATTCCTGGCTCGACGAGATGGTCGTCGGCTCACCCATTTCAAGGCGGAAGATGTCGTGCCAGACTTTGCCGATTTTCGTGGCTTCTTCGGCGGTTTTGATCTCCCATTCGCCGCCCAGGACACGCAAACCGTGGTCGGCGATGATCGACAGGGCGATGGCGGGCAGCTGGTCTCGGTCAACTTCCGATGCGACCTTCGTCAGGCCGAGTTTGGCAATTTGGTCTTGGCGACGCCGGTATTCGTCGGCGTTCTCCATTCGGGCGATTTTCTTCTCTTCGCGGGCTTTTGCCTGCGCCTGATTGCCTTTTTGGCTGTCTTCTTTGGTGAATTTGTATGACGCGACGACTTCTGCCACTGGCACGGGCTCGAGAACGGGTTTTTCTTTCTTTGTGGCCATCAGTCCTCCGACTTATGCGTTCTCGTTTATTGTGCCATTAACGGCGTGGAACTTCCATACTTGCATGGCAAGTTCGACGACGCCCTGGATCGCGGCGCTCTCTTGAGGCGTCAGAATGCCCGCTTCGACGCCTTCGTGTGCGAGGTTACCGACGTAGGAGGCACCCATGAAGAGGGCGGCGGCGGTCCGTGGCTGTATCGGGTCTTCCCATCCGGCCATGATGAGAGCGGCCGCGGCCTGTGCGGTCAATGGTGACGCTGGGATTGTCCGCGTCACGTCCATTACGAGGCGTGTTTGTTTGGGGATTTCGTTCTGTTTTTGCGTCATGGTTGCCTTTTGAGGAATGTTTCGCTGATACTCGGCCTTCTTCCGCCGTGGAGCAGCGGGTAGGCCGATTTTGGATGTTTTTGGGGGAATAACGGCTTTTTCTGTGCGGCCTGAACGTAGTCGTTGCCTTTCACGCGGGCTTTTGCCTCCAAACATGCCAAACCGATCATTATCCGGGTGTTGAGCCATAGCCTCGGCAAGGCATTCTTCGCGTACGTCGCAGTGATTGCAGTAAGACCGAGCAACAGCAAAGTAATCACGACCTTGGGGTTTTTCAGGAAACCAGATGTCCGGGTCGAGTCCACGACAGGCCGCATCAAGCCACCAAAACCCACGCTCAGAAGGGTTCTTCTGGGTCATTTTGGCTCCCGGCGTTGCCTTTGGGTGCTCGGGAGCCCTTGTCGATGGTGACTGTTGCGAATCGGAGGTTGGCTGCGACGTCCTCGGCGACAAGTTCGGTGGAGTAGCCGGTGGTTCCGTCTTTCTTTTCGTACTTGCGGCGGCGGAAACGGCCGATCACGACCACTCGGGACCCTTTCGACAGGCTCGCGGCGCAGTTTTCGGCTAGTTCACCGAAGCAGGTGACGTCCATCCATAGTGGTTCGTCGCTTTTTTTGCCGTCGGACACGCCGATGGAGAACGAGCAGATGGGCAAACTGTCGTTTGTGTAGCGAAGTTCGGGTTCTTTGGCGAGGTTGCCGATCATGGTCATGTGGTTCATTGGACTAGCTCCCATACTGTTGTGGTTCTTTTGGATGCGGTGAGGGCTTTTGTGCCGGAGTCGCGGAGTATTCCAAGCTCAACGAGCTCTTTGCGCCGTGAGCGGCACCCCGACGGGCTCAGTTTGAGGCCGAGGCGGGCCACTTGGGCGATCAGTTCGTCGTCGGTCATCGAGTTCGTGGTTCGGAACGCGGACATGACGATCTTTTGGCCTTTGGTCAGGTCGACGGACGCTGCGGCGAGCAGGCTTGTTGTCGGGTCGGACCATCGGGTCATCTGTTTAGCGGTTTTGTAGTAGCGGCTGCGGCCTTCTTCCCACAGCATCATTTGGTCACTCATCGTTTGACCCCGTGTACTTGAGGAGCAGTTGGTCTTCGATGGTGGTTTCGTCGCGGTCGGATAGCAGCATTTGGAGGTCGAGGGCTGCGGCGTAGGCGTCGTAGAGGGCGTGGTGTGGGACTTGTGGTTTGTGCCGGTAGTCGTTGTCGCCCCATTTGCTGCGGGTGCGGACTCCGTGGGCTAGTGATCGGATGCACAGCGTTCGGTAGTCGAATGGGTCTTTTTCGTATGCGTCGCGGAGCAGTTGGTCGATGAATGGTTTGTCGAAACTTACTGGGCTGGCCGCGAATATCGGTTTGCCGTCGAGGCGGTTGCTTGTGCCATAGACGAAGTCGGTGAAAAGGGATGCGACTTCCCGGCTGCTGCATCGCAGCGGGTCGGCGTATGGGGTGCGCCACGCGGCTTTCTGTACGTCGATTGGTTGACGGAGCCACCAGGACAGCGTTGAGTGTTGGTCGAAGATGGTGTCGAACCAGTTGTTTGCGTCGATCCAGGTGGTTTGGTCGATTGTTTCGTAGAAGTAGTTGCCCTCGATGGTGGTGCATGCGTTGTCGTGGGTGACAACGACGCACCCGAGGGAGAAGATCACGTCTTCGTGCGGGTTTAAGCCTGATGTTTCGATGTCGGTAACGAAGTATGTTTCTACGTCATTCATTGGGTTTTGCCTCCTGCAAGTTGTTCCACGGGGAACATTCGGCTTGAAGGCGACCAAAATAGGCCCATACGTTGACTTGCTCTTCGACTGTGCCGTGGAGGTCGTCGCGGAGCTTTTGTCGCAGGTCTTCTAACAGCATGTTTCCCCTTTGCGCTTGGTTCAACATTACTGGTTTATGTTCTTGTCGTCAAGCATTTCACGCCACTGCAACTCAAAAATCGCGATCATGTCGGGCCGCTCACGACGAACAAACTCCAAAGCCTTCTGCCGAATGAAATTGTTCCGTGAAGCTGATCGACGCGACGCATCACGACCAGTCTCCGTCGACCGATACTTCTGCCCATACTGCCGTGAAGCTTCCTTGCATTCAGGGCAGCGGCACCCTTGACCGGCGTAACCGTACAAAGTTCCGTGAGAAATCGTTGGCTCTACTTGCATTATGTCCTCCTGTAGACTACTGTAACACAAGTCGAGTAACAGCCGACACCCACGCGCAGAGAGCCGGTCCCATGTTGGGGGACCGGCTCTCAACATTTCTCGCCGAGACACTTGACACCACACCACAGACAGGTGTATCTTCCTGTCGTCCACCCCAGCAACAAGCTGGGACGGCGCACACATAGGGTTCCTCAGCACCAACAGACAGTCTGAGGACCTGGCTGTTACTGAATCTGTTGCGGCACCCACCCGGGAATGACAGGCGAGACATCCTGTGAGCCAAGCACAACAGAGGTGGCCCAAAGGAGCAATCCGGGCCCTGGCAGTCAGGTAGATGCGAAGTGTGCTGCACGGACAAGGCTTTCTGGTAGTGACACCGAATCTGACGGGTTGAGCCTCTAAATCAACTTGGGGGGGAAGGGGTGAGGACTGCCCGACAACACGAAGTGAGGCGCGAGCATGAAATGCGAAGCGCAACCCAACCGAACGACAGTGAGGGCGGGAGAAACACCACCACGAGCCAACCCGGACACCCCGCCACAGCAACAACCCAGAACGCACAACCATCCACAAGCAGCTGTGAACAACCACAGGCGGCACCACCAACAGCCAAACCCCAAAAAAAATTAGGCCAAACACACGGGAACGGGTACTACCAAATACCCCACGGGGCCCCCCACGGGGGGTGGGGGGGTGCGCGTGCGCAGGTGGGCGGGCATGGGCACGGGCACGGGCGGCGGTGGGGGTCCATCGTCGGCGGCGGGCGGGCGGGGGCGAGAGACCGACGGCGGGGGGCCAGGGGCTGCGGGCCGGGGCGGCGGGGCATGTCGAGCGGAGACGGAAGGCGGGACGGCGCGGGGGACGTGCGTCGCGGGTCAGTGTCCACACTGTGAGCGGGTCGGCATATCCCCCCGTCTGTCGTCGGGTGTTGCCCTGGGCGGGTGGGTTGGGGGTGTGACGTGGAAGAGCCCGCGCGGCGGGTGGTGCGGCGCGGGCTCTTGTGGGGGTGGTGCGGTTCGTGCCGCTGGGGTTAGTCGAGTGTGACCCCGTGTGCGTCGGCGACGGCTAGGAAGTCGTCGGCGAGGCCGGTCGTGTGCCAGTAGTCCCAGTCGGGGACCATCTTCTCTTCCGTTGGGTCGTAGGTGCCCGCGACGATCTCGGCGGCGAGGGCGAGAAGGTAGCGGGCGACTTGGTGGGCGTTGGCGGCGAGGGTGGCGAGTGTTATGTCGTCGGTGGCGATTGCCGCGAGGGTGCCGACGTCTTCGCTCGTTTGTCCCGCGAGTATGACGCCAGCGGTGAGGAAGTCGGTCGGGGTGATGTGGGGATCTCTCGGGGTCATTGTGCGGCCCTCGTGTTCATGATGCCGCGCAGAATGAGCCAGATTTCGGCGGGGTACTCGGTGACGGTTGCGGCGATGTACGCGGGCTCGCTGATCTCGTTGCCGTCTGCGTCGAGTAGGTGCTCGGGGTGTTGGCGGTCTACGGCGTCGAAGTATGCCGCGAGGATTTGCGCGGCCCCTTCGGCGGTGACGGTGGCGAACGGTGTTCGTGTTCCGTCGTCGTGTTGAACGGCGGCGCGGTATGCGCGTGCCCCGTCTGCGAAGAACCCGCAACGCGTGAACGCGTAGGGCGTGCTCGTGTTATGTACCCATGTCTTCATAGGTGTGACCCTTTCTCTGTGGGCGGCGTCATTGCCGCCGTGTGCGATGGTACACGAAAAGACCCGCCCCGTGCGCATTGTCGGGGCGGGCCGTTTCGGTGGTGGTCGGTGCTACTTGGCGCGCGCCTTGCTGGCGTCTCCCCACTTGGCGACGACGGCGGACGGCGTGAAGAGATCCTCGAGCGCTTCGCGGTAGGCGAAAACGTCGCGGTGCACGGTGGTGAGAAGTAGCCCCGCGTCCACGATGCGGCCGACGTTCTCCGAGTAGGGCGCGGTCAGTGTGAGACCCTGCACCCGTAGCACCATGTCCAAGTCGCGAACCGACAGAGCGCGCGCGGGTTCGTCGAAGGTGAGGACGTGGGCGCGCTCGTCGCGGTCGGTGGCGAGGGTGACACGCCGTAACGCGACGTAATGGCGACGCACCACCACGACTGGCACGACGTCGAAGCCGACGAAGGCGAGCGCGTCGGCGGTCGGCGTGTTGCGGAGATCGGTCACGACGTAGGCGGGCTGGTAGTCCTCTGAGAGACCCGCGAGCGCGGCGAGCGCGAGCGCGTCGGCGTCGGGGTAGGCGATCGCGACGCGCAGACCGTCACGCACATCGCCGACCGCGCCAGGGCCGACGACGCCAGCGCCGAAGGTGGCGAGCGCGTCGTCGTTGTCGGTGATGAGCATCGTCGTGCCGTGATCGGCGGCGACGAGTGCGGCGACGCACGCGGCGAGCGTGCGGCCTTGCCCGCCCGTGTGGCTTGTGAAGGTGATAGCGGTGGTTCTCATTCTGTGACCCTTTCGGTAAGTGTCGCGCACCGTGCGCGACGTCTTCGACGATACACGAAAAGAGCCCCGCAGGGCGTACCCCGCGAGGCTCTTTCGGTGGTGATCGGTTGGGTTAGTTCAGAAGATCGGCGAGCGCGTCGGCGATGGGCCCGCGCGCGTCGCCGTTGTCGTCCACATTCTCCCCCGTGTCAACGAAGTGAAGACGCGAGAAACCGCGCCCCGTGTCGTCCTGCGTGCAGATGAGACGCACCCGCCGCCGCTCGGGGTGCTCGCTCGGCACGCCGTCAGAGTGGCCCGTCGTCGGGTTGATCGGTGCCGCCCACCCCCATGTCACGAGCGCCACCGCGTACACGTCGGCGGGCATCTCGGCGTCGTCGAGAAGTTGGTACGCGTCCTCGGCTTCGGCGATCTTCGCGCACTTCGTGCCCATGAGTCCCGCGCCGATTTCTTCCAGCGTGTAGGCCCAAAGCTCAGAGCGCGGCGCGCCCGTGTTGCTCGATTCTTCGGCGGGGAATCCGCGCGTGATCTCTAGAAGATTGACGAGCGAAGCGCCGCCGATCTTGTCCGTTATTGCTTTCATAGGTGTGACCCTCTTTCTAGTTGTCGCGTCGCCCACTGCGTCGCGTCATCGTTGACAATACCACAAAAGCCAACGCGGCAACGATCAGTAGCCCGCCGATCCACTTGGGCGGCGCGTCGTATCTTTCGCCTCGGGTGAACGCGTCGCCAGTGGCGACGAGCGCGACGGCTTCGACTTCGCAGGCCTGCGCCTCGCCGTAGTAGGTGCCGCAGATCGGGTTAACGGTACTCATCGGTGTGACCCTCTTTCTGAGTTGTGACGGCGGGACTGCCGCCGATGGTGAAAGTACCCGAACGGGCCGCGAACGTGGGGGACCGTCGAAAAGCGCCCGCCACGATGAGCGGAGAGCGACGCGGCGACGACTCGACGGGTGAAGGGTGCGGGCTAATTGGCCCTGCGGCGCGTCACTTCGTGGCGCGGAACGTGGGGACCATCACCAACGGGGAAACGGTCACACCGCACCCCGCCGCCTTCGACGGACCACACGCCGCGACGCGGCACGATGCGGCGCGAGCACCACACGCAGACCGACGCGGGCGGGGTCACTGCCGACCGCCGAACACTTCGACAACGGCGACAACGCGCAACGAAGGCCAGGGCCCGACCACAAGGCCGCACCGCCCACACAAGTAATGAAGGCCCACCGCGTCGGCGCGTAGAAGGTCATCGTCGTGCACGCCCTGCGCATCGCACGCCGTGAAGCCGTCGAAATCGGGAAGGTTCCCGCACTGGCAGTGAAGCGCGCCCCACTCGTCGAGCACCACACCCGACGCGGGCGGGGTCACGCTCTGATCGGCCCAACCGACGCCGCCGCCCGCTAGGTATTCGCCTACCGCTACGTCGTCGTAACCTTGCCCCCGCCAATAGTCGGCGATGCGCTCGGCTTCGTCACGGTGGTGCAAATAGTCCACCACTTCGGCGGCACCGACCCAAACGGAAAAGGTGCGCGGGTTCATGCCGACACCCCCCGCCGTACTTCGAGCCGTTGCCACGTTGCCGCCGACCCCGCGCCGCCGTGTCTCATGAAGGTGACGTCACGCACCGCACCCGATGGGAGACAGACACCGCAGGCCGCGCACGCGCCGACGACGTGACCGCGCGCCAGCGATGCGCGCCGCCCGTCGAGCCCCGAGACATACGACGGGCCGAAGCCGTCGCCGGACCACGCGCCGCCCGCAGGGCACACCGCGCCGCGTGAACGCTCGCCGCGTACC